CAACAATTAGAGAGCAGAAAACTGCAAGTGGTAATGAGATACAGGATGTAAAGTTGTTTGAAGGATCATCATTGACTGCATGGGGAGCGAACGAAGATACACCTATGTTAGGATTCAAGTCTGTGTATCAAGTGGAAGAGCTGAAGGAAGAAATTCGTAGATTTGAGAAGTTTATCAGGCATTCCGATGCTACTGATGAGACTATTGATTTGTGTATTATTAAAGTAAGGCAATTAGCGCAAGCGGTGGAAGCACTAAGCACTAAGGCATCTGATAAAGAGCCAGAGCAGCAGAAGGGTGACGATAAGCAGCTTGAAATGTCACTTATATCTATTTTAGGAAACTTTTAAACAAAAAAAAGATGGAAAATCTAAAAGAATTCCAATCTGCTCTGGAATCAAAATTAAGCGAGCAGAAAGCTGCTGTGGCTGCCGAAGTTGAAAAGGCTGCCAAGCAATTCGAATCAAAAGTTGAGCAAATCAACGAGCAAATGTTGAAGAGCAATCAAAGTGTTGAAGAAGCTCGTAATCTCGTTCTTGAGCAAAAGGCCGCCTTCGGTAAGCTTAATGCTAAAGCAGAGCGTAAAGTATCTTCAAATTACGCTGATCATATCAATGAAATAAAAGAAGCTATCTCTGATGTAATCGTTAAAGGTTACAAAGAAATCAGAGAGCTTGCAATTAGTCCTAATGCCAATCCGTTCACAGCAAAGCTTGAACTGAAAGCAGTTGGTACTATGCTTGAAAGCACAAACCTGACTGGTAGCATCTACACTTCTTATCAAGACAATCCATTCATGCGCTCTTATGTGAATCCACATCTGAGATCTGTGTTTGGAATTGTTCCCGTATCTACTGGAACTGTTCAGTTTCCACGTGGAAATACCCCAGTTGGAGAAGGCTCGGTCTCAAAACAGAACGAGGGAGATGCTAAGAGTCAACTTGATTATGACGTAAGTATGATAACTGTAAACCTCAAGTACATTGCAGGTTACGTTAAGATCTCTCGTCAAATGCTTGAGGATCTGCCTTTCATGCAATCTTACCTTCAGTCTTCTTTGATCGAAGATTTCCAAAGGCAAGAAAACGTATACTACCTTAATGATATAGCATCTGCCGCAACAGCAGGTTCTTCTTCTGGTGCTAACACCGCTGAGAAGTTTATTGACTACGTAGCTCAATTGGGTACTGCTAACTGGAATGCTAATCTTATTCTGACTACATATGCAGGTTGGACTAACGTTCTGAAGACTTTACCTTCTGGCGGTTCTTACTCAGTACCTGGCGGTCTGACTATTGACCCTGCTGGTAATGTTCGTATTATGGGTATTCCTGTTGTTCCTCATAGCCAAGTTACCACAGGTAAGGCTTATGTGATGGATACAACTAAATATCGCATCGCTCAGTCATCTGGTCTGACTGTTCGCTCTTCTGAGAATGTGGCTGATGATTTTATCAAAAACCTCATAACTTTCAGAGTTGAAGCAAGGGCAGATTTGCTCCAGTTCCAGCCTACTGCTGCGATTTATGGCAATATCTAATCCATAATTATAAGGGGAGGCGTAACAACCTCCCCTAATTTTATTGTATGCCTTATAGCTACGATTATTTTAAGCAGGAATTTCTTGATCATATGACAAGAAATTTCGAATCACATATTTCGATATTAGATATTGGAGCAGGATGTGGAACTTATGGCACACTACTCAAGGGGTTCTTTGAATATATTGATGGTGTAGAAGCTTATCAGCCTTATATTAAACAGTTTGAGCTTGATAAGATATATGGCAATGTATTTTGCGTAGACGCACTTAATGTGAATATAATGCCTTACGACTACGTTATAATGGGTGATATAATAGAGCATTTGAGTGTAATGGAAGCCAAAATATTAGCAACAAGAATACACGGAACTGAAAAAAAGATGATGATTGCTATACCATACATGATGCCGCAAGGTGCTGTAAATGGTAATCATTATGAGATACATCGGCAAGATGACTTGACACACAAAATATTTCTTGATAGATACCCTATGATGCACAACCTGTTCAAGAATGAACACTATGGTGTTTATATAAATTATTGACATGAAAATTCTTGCGTCAATCCATTTATATCCTCCAAAGCATAACTGTGGAGGTGAGACAATGGCTCACGGGATATTTAAATATTTACAGAGTCAAGGACATGATGTTAGGATATTATTGCATCAAGCAAATAGGCATAGGATAACAAATACTTATACTTATGATGGTATTGACGTATTTCCTCCTAACGATAATGTTATAGATAATTTGTTTAGATGGGCAGATGCTGTATTTACTCATCTTGACTACACGCATTGGACGATAAGCATGGGTAGGATGTACAGGAAGCCAGTCTTCCATCTGATACATAACTCTCATAATTATCCTGAGATTGAAAACAGCGATTGGACGCAATATATTGTCTATAACTCAGATTGGGTAAAGCAGAAGTTAAATTATAAATTCCCTAATTTCACATTAACACCTCCTGTTGATTATCGCAAACATGATTTGGATATGAAAACAAGTGAGAATGAGTATATCACTTTAGTGAATGTGAACGAGAATAAAGGAGGCAATATATTGCTTGAGATAGCGAGAGCGATGCCAAATAAATCATTTTTAGGCATAATTGGGTCATATGACAAACAAATAACCCAAAACTTGCCAAACGTTAGGTATGTTGAAAATACCACAAACATAAAAGAGTGGTATGCGCAAACAAGAATAATTATAATGCCAAGTGCTTATGAGAGCTGGGGGATGGTAGCAACTGAAGCAATGTGTAGTGGGATACCAGTAATATGTACAGAGGCAGAAGGACTTAAAGAGAATTGTGGGAAAGCAGGGATTTATATTAAGGATAGGAATGATATTAAAAGTTGGGTATCGGAAATTAGTAGGCTTGATGATGCCAAAGTGTACGCATGGGCATCACGGAAAGCAAAAGAAAGAAGCAGGGAGCATGACCCAGAGAAAAAACTCTCTGAATTCTACACCTGGTTCAAAGAAAAAGTACAACAACACAAGCATTAACTATGGCGATATATACATATACCCTAACGAAACTAAGTGATTCTGGCATTGATCCAATTAGTCGAACAGAGGTTAAGAGTTGGATGAGGATAGAATATAACGATGATGATATGCTGATTGATAATTTAATTGATTCAGCAAGAAAACATATTGAGAAACTTACAGGGTTGGCTCTGACAAATCAGAGGTATAGTGTTATAATAGAGACCATAGGCATGAATAGTCCTGTTTGGGTATTCGATCCTCCTTACGGTCCAATGTGGTGCGATCCAGTAGTTAAGAAGAAGAACGGAATAAACGATTACGAAACACTTGTTGAAAATACGGATTATGAGGTGATAGGAGATAAGATATGGTTTTATAATCAAGGATTTTATAAAATAGATTATTCGAGTGGATATAGCGTTATACCAGAAGATTTGGCTAATGACATATACACGCTTGTAGCTTGGTCTTATGAGAACAGAGGTAAGAACTTCCAAGGTAGTGCAAGGCAAGATCTTGTTAAGCAATATCCAAATTGGGAAGGTCTAAATTATCATCAGTATAAAAAAGTAGTCATATAATGGCATTTAGCCTAAACATATCTTCAGTCATTTCTAAGCTCAATAAGGACGCAAATAAGCTCCTTGAGCAAGTAGACAATGAAATATACAATGGGCTTGAAGAAGTGGTCTTAAAAGCAAAGGCAGAAGCTCCTAATGACTTTAGAGGAGAGTCCATATCGTCAACTATAAATGTTGAAAGAACTGGTCTCTTTGAATATAGCTTAAATGCAGACAATCCCTATGCTGCTTATTACGAGTTTGGTACTGGGCCTTCAGCTCAAGAATACCTACCGAAAATTGAGCAGGAGTGGGTATTGATAGCAAGCGACTATATCAAAAACAAAAAAGGTACTATTAAAGAATCAGCTTATCTATACCCATCGTATAATAGTGTTATGCCAAGGGTATTTGATAAAATACAAAAAGACTTAAATGCTTGATACAAGTAACGCTGTAAGAACAATATATCTTAACAAACTTAATGGGTTTCTTTCCTATGATGGAAAGAATATTCCCGTATATGGAAACAAGGTATTTAAAACAGTTCCCAAGCGTTACGTGATCATCGGGGATATCAGCGAGAGAGCTAACAATAATAACCATTTATTTATGAGTAATATTGATGTGGTTATCGATATCTTTGCAGAGCAGTACATGACATTCGATAATGCTGTAGTTGATGATATCGCTTCCCAAATACTTAATATTCTAATCCCATCTCCTGCTGTAGTAAACATTGGAGATGCAAATTTCGAGATTTATCCAACCGCAAGAATAGCATCAAGATACTTGCCTTTGGAGTCTGGTCAAAACTTTATAGCAAGAAAGATTATAACTTTAAGTAATTTAGTAAATCAAAAATAAGAGAAAATGGCACAAATCCTCGGTTCTGCCCAACAAGTCGGCATAGATGTCGCTAACGGCACTTCCTACAAACCATTGGTATGCTTGAGAACATCTTCAATCAATACCACTATGGACGCTACCACAGAGCAAACAAACTGTGGTGTATTAACTTCACCTTCTGAGCCTCAGATGTCGCTTGACTTTGATGCAATTTGCGAGACTGAAAGCTCTACTAAACCAGCGAGTCTTGCTCCTGCAATTTCTTACAAGGAGCTTCTGACAGCAATGGTTAACAAGACTCTTGTTGCCGTTCAGTTCAGAAACCCTGCTGTAACAGGATCAAGTGCAGGTGCTTACTATAGCCATGAGTTTAGTGGTTACATTACAGATTTGACATTGAATCAAGCCTCTTCTGAGTTTATGAATTTCTCAGGAACAATCCAGTCTTCTGGCGGTCTTGATATTATACCTTAATATTGAATTATGAATTATATTCAGATTACTATTGGTAATCGGAAGATAGGTCTCAAATTTGGGATGGCTTCTTTCCGTTACATTTCAGAAAAATTTGTGGATGGTATTAGTTTTAATGGCAATGATTTAAATGAGATAGGAGTATCTCACTTGATTTATAGCGGTTATTACAACAATTGTTTAGTAAAGGACACGCCAATAGACATGACATTTGAGGATGTTGTTGACTTCGTTGAGAGCAATCTCAAAAACGATGACTTCATTAAAGATCTGACTGATGTTATTAAAGTATGGAGTGAAAGCGACTTTATTAAGCAGACACTAAATAAAGAAGAAGAGCCAAAAAAAAAGACATCTCGTGGGAAGAAATAGAGTCATTCGCTTTCGGTGAATTGATGCTGCTCCCACGAGAATTCTATAGTATGAGTCCAAGGCACTTCAGCTTGATGTCTAAAGGCTATCAAGATAAAAAAGTGGACTCATACAAGCAAACACGCCTGCTCATGTTTACAATGGTTAGGTTAATGGGAGACCCAAAGTCTGCACCCAAAACACCAGAGTCATTGTGGCCATTACCAGGTGATGAAAATCCAAATCAAATAAATGATGAGGATTATAGAGAAATCTTTAAACGGCTAAGTAATGTCTGATGGCGCATTAAAAATATCGATACTTGGAGATGCTACTCAATTTAAAGACACGCTTGCTGACTTAGAGACAAGATTAAAAAATTTTAGAGATAAGTTAAAGACTGCAAAAGGTGCTGATATTCCTGCCTTAAATTTTAAGATTGCAGGTACTGAGACGGCTATAAAAGACATCACTCAATTCGGAAAATTTGCAAAAGGGTCTCTTGGTGAATTACTTCAATTACAAAAGGAATTAGAGACTAAAAGGCTTAATATTGTTGACCCTGCTGAATTAACAGAAGTAAACAAGCTTCTTAGTCAGACAGTTACAACAATAAAAGAGTACAAATCATTAGGATTAGACAAGCCTATTGAATTAAAAATAGATCCTCCTCCACCAGGGTCTATTGATGATATCAAGAATAAAATCAAAGATATTATTTCAACAAGGGGGATAAAAGTAGGGTTGGACTTATCTGATTCCAATATAAGCTTAAAGAATCTCAGAGAAGAGTTAAATAGATTAGAAAGCCAAGGGATTGAGATACCAGTAGAGCCAGTAAGTCCAGTTCTTGAGAACTCAATACAAGGCATAAGGAATCAGATAGATAAATTAAAGGCAGAGAAAGTTTTAATTAATATTGATGACAAGGTAGGGTTAGCTACAATAAATCAAAAGATACAAGATCTAACATCTAATTTAACAAAGGCTGAATCAGTATCTTTTGATAAGAATGGTAAGATAACAGAAAACGCAGGAAGAGCAAATAGAGCATTAACGAGTTTATCGCTTGTAGCTCAAGACTTACCTTTTGGATTTATAGCCATTCAGAATAACCTTCCTGCTGTATTTGAAACATTCAGTTTACTGAAGAGGGATAGTGAAGGCTTAAAAGGTGCTTTGGCTACATTAGGTTCAAGCCTTATAGGCCCAGCAGGACTATTCCTTGCTTTTAGTGTAGTAACAGGTGCAGTAACTTACGCAATCAAAGAATATGGTTCTTTAAGCAATGCAGTTGCAGTTCTTACGGGAGCTAATAG